TCTACCTGGTTGTGGATTAGGATCTTGGAATGGTAGAAGTTCTTTCTCTTCACCCATCCATTCTAGGATATGTTCATCTATCTTGCGTAGAACTGCAGGATCTGTTGCTGTGTTTTTGGCAGTTTGTAATTGTGTAATCTCACTGCCTGTGTCACGGATGTTGAAGCTGCCTGGATAATCTATGCTACCTTGCCAGGTTGTGCCCATATAGGCACACCATATCATCCACATTTGTTCTTCTGCTAATTCTAGGTTATCTGCCTTTTCACTTAGTCGTGCATTTAGCAATTGGAATTCTGTTTCCATTGCAACACCGCTCATAACCTTGCTTTCTGTGGCACGAACTGCACCTGTGTTGGCCATCTTGTCTATTGAGTCTATTGAGTGTTGAATGGCTTGATAGATTGAATCAATTGAAGCACCACCAAACTCTAGTAGGTATGGCTTCAAGCCTGGATCTAGATTCTCTGGCATATGGATCAATGCCCCTGATCCTGTGCCTACTTTGGTTTCTGGAGTCACAACAAGACTGGGGTGGCTGTCCATACGAATTGATTGTTCTACTTCTGATGTGGCATTGTAGATAAACTTTTGTGCATCAGCAATGTCAGCGATATCACTAACGCCAAAGCCACGAATGATTGAACGACCATTGTAGGCACACACAGCAGGTATCATTCCCAAGCCATTGACTTCTACTATCTCTTCTACTATCTCTTCTTTCTTGGTATCTATCACAGTGGTAGTCACTGTTTCAGGAGTCCATAGTTTTACAATCTTGATATCACCTGTGGTTTCTTCTAGGTATCTTAATTTGTTTAGAGTCACACGACCACTTGGTGCACGACTGTATTCCCAGTCTAATACAACCATAGGAGTCAATAGACTGACATATGGGCGAACACCCATTGATTGTTCATCTGCCACGGTGACAGCACCCACATTAGGCTTGCTTACTATGATCCAAGCGTGTCCAAACACTGATGTCCAGGTAGCAACATCTTTCATAAATGCGTTGAGGCTGCGACCATCAAAGTCTGCATCATTTAAGAAGTCTTCTAATTCAGGAAATGATTCAAGCCCGTTGAATTCTCTTACAGGTTCTTCACGGAATAAGAAACTATTATACACTGATATCACACTTTGGCAGTGATTCTCAAGTGGTGTTGTGCGAATACGAGCACGATATTCACCGTCTGTTTCCAGTTGATATCTGGTTAGGTGCTGTGCGTCTTTGTATTCTTGGCCACCCACATAACTTTGTAGTAGGTATTGCCACTGTGGGAAGTAGGTGTCATAGAGTAGATTGCCCTGCAATAGTCTACTAAGTTCGTCTGATAGCGTTTCAATTATGTTCATCGTTGTGTCCTATTTAAGCCAAGGCGTGTGACCAGCGTCTTGGCAGTGTTGTATCTGGGTCTATGTCCCGCTTGACTGGGAATAGATAATCTACCATATAACCTAGTGCGTCATTCATATGGTCGTAGCCACCGTCTTTGTCTGGCTGGCTGCTTCCTTCTTTGTAGGTTTGGCGTTCAAGTCCTTCAATAGTGTATTTACACTTGGGATCAATATACAGCTGTCTAATGCCGCTACTTGAGCACAATCTTGAGTTGACTGCGTTGATTCTATCTCGCACTGGAGTGTGGTGTCTAGGTGCTTTGACCACGAACCCTGCATTAGACAGGATGGTGATGTCAGTAGCACCGCTTGCTGAGCTTTTCCTTTGGTGTCCTGCTGGATCTGGATAGACAAAGACTTTACTACGCCCGTATCTGCTTTTAATTTCAGCCACTGCTTCTTGGGTGTTAGAAGAAAACAGGCGGATTTCGTCAATGACATATAGGGAGTCTCCTTCTCTTACTGCTATGACTGCACTCATAGGATCTATGTTGAAGTCCATACCTATGTAGACCACATCAGGAATGGGTTTGTCCCAACTCTTTACATTGTGAGCACGGTCAAAGCCATAATAGATTCTGCCTGCAAATGTTTCAAAGGTGGCTAGGTATTCTTGTCTAAAGGTGCGTTCATCTAGATCCTGCTTGGCAGCTTCTATTTCTTCTGGGGGCACACGACCACCGTCAATGGTGGTAAAAGAATATGATTGCCAGTTTGCATTGTCTATGCTGTTCTGATATATCTCATAAGCCCAATTGCCAATGCCCTTGGGTGTACCAATAAAAAGAGCACGGCCCTGCTTGTCAGAGAGAGTAGGACGAAGAGTTTCATACCAAGCTTCAGGGTCAATGTCTGCAAACTCGTCAAGCACAATAAAGTCAAGACCAACACCGCGTAGACTATCATAATTATCAGCTCCCTTGAGACTGATGACACTGCCATTGCGAAGTTGAAGAGTGAGTTCTGTTTCATTTGCTTTCTTTACCCAGTTGAGATCTTGTAGTTTGTTCTTAAGTTTACGCCACACAATCTGTTTGGCCATCTTGTAGGTTGGAGCCACATACCATACTTCACGACCAGGTTCCTTGGCGTGTTTGCAAAGTTCTCTAATAGAGAGATGTGTCTTGCCAAATCTGCGACCAGCAACCACAACACGGAATCGTGTTGCGTCATTGGCCACTTGATCTTGTGCATTACTTAAAGGCATTGTAGGCTTGACCTAGTATGGTCAGCGTGATTATTATTGTGAGAGTTATGATGACATCCTTGTCCCAGACCAAGCCAGTCAGCCAGGGACGAATCCACAGATAGTTGACAATGATTAATGCCAAGACAAGATGTTGTTGTTCTAGTGTCACTCAAATAATGCATCAAAGTTGTTTTCGCTCTTGTTATATTCTTCTATTCTTCGCTTGCTTATCTCAACATAGGCAGGGTCTAACTCACAGCCTATGTATTCGTGATCTAATGCCACTGCGGCACAGCCTGTTGAACCACTTCCGTTAAAAGGATCCAACACTATGCCACCTGGTGGAGTGATCAGTTTAATAAGATACTTCATTAGTTCTATGGGTTTCACTGTGGGGTGATTGTTTTCAACACTATCATCTATGTGTCTTTCACTACGGCTGACCTTGGGGCAGTAGAAATACTTTTGATATGGTTCTGCTATCTCACCTAGAACATTAGAGGGAAAGCGTCCCAGTTCGTTGGTTTCTACTTTAACAAACTCTCCCTTTTCATAACTGTCTACCTGTAGAGTATGTCCACTCCAGGCTGCTGTGGGCACCTTGTGGTCAATGCTGGCTTTGTCTTTGTCATTGGCATAGGGCACACGAGTAGCATCAATGTTGAGAGCACCTGTGCCCCACTGCTGAGCGTTCTTGGCAATACTATTATTCTTATATAAAGGCTTGCGTGCCAGGGCAATAGGTTCGTGTGCTGGCTTTAGACTTGAGCCCCAACCTAGCCACGGTTCTGCTTCTGGTGTTTGTGCCTTGTAGATCATACCGCATTCAACTTCTTGACAATCATAACGAGCGGCACTATCTTTATGGCATTTAGGACATTTTACTCCACTACCTACATCTAATCCGTTATTGTCTTTCTTGGGACTATCGTGTCTTTTTAAATTGTTTTTCTTACCTGCGGCCCTATCAATGCTTTTACCAATGTCCTGGCTCTTGGGAAAGCCACTAGAATAGATCCACATAATCTGATCACGGATTTCAAAGCCTGCTTGTTCTAGGGTAACTGCAAGGTGATGATAGGTTCGTGCCGCACTGAACGCAAGTATATGTCCGCCTGGCTTGAGCACACGCAGGCATTCTTGATAGGTCTCAAGTGCTCCAGTGTTGGCATCCCACGCTTTACCTAGAAAATCAATGCCGTAGGGTGGGTCTGTGACGATGGCATCTATACTATTGTCAGGAATAGTTTTAAGGGTTTCCCTGTTATCGCCCTGTAAGATTTGATATTTCATTTGTGTCCTTGTAGCAAATATCGTTTTAATTTTTATTCATCGTTCCAAGGTAAGGCTTCTTGATCCTGGCTGTTAGCTGGTGTGTCTGATTGTCCTAGATACTGCTTGCCCAACCATATCAACAGAGTGGCATTGCCAGCCAATGCTGTTTGTAATTGCACGGCTCTTAAACGGCGTTTCATTCCTGCACGGGCTTTTGTAAGATAATCGCAAAAGTTGTAGTTCAGAGTGTCTTCCTTGATCATAAACCACTCTGCAATCTCTTTGTTATTACAGCCCAGTTCTGCCAGTTTATAGACTTCATCTGGTGGCACCACACGCTTTTCACGGCCTACAATTAGACCCTGCTTGGTGACTTCACCCCACTTGGGATCCTTGCGTTGAGGATACTCCCACTTGGGAAATTTAGTTAGATCTTGATGCGGCTCTTCAACCGTTGCTTGTGTTTTTGGCTGTGGCGGTCGTGCGGTGATGGCACCGCTGTCTATGATTGTATTCATAGCAATATTTATTGTCGTGCTATAAATCTGGTGTGTTTATTGAGTTTTTTGTGCTCTTAACATATTGACTTCATTGCGAAGTAGATCAACCTGCAGTCTAGTGCTTTTGACTAGATCTATTAGTTGACGATGTTGTTCAACTAGATCATTCATTAAATTTTGATTGTTGTTATGCCCAACAATCAATTGTCCAATGTTGTGTTTGGCTATCTGTAGTTCTTGATATGGGTCCCAGCCCGTGTTGTGAAAGTCATTCATTATTCAAAGGAGAATAGTAGTTCTTTGGGGGTGGGTTCTGGCACAGGCTCACGGTCTTTGGCAGTATATTGAGTAGTAGGTTGACCCGTGATGTCGTTGATGAAGTCTTTGATATTCATCCAGGCACGGAACACAGCCTTGTTGCCATTCTTCTGATCTTTTCTATACAAGGGCTTGCCAAATGCCAAACGCTTGTGAATATCTGCGGTGCCTTCATCTAGTTTATACCAGCGGCGGTATTCAGTTTCATACTGTATTTTCAGTGCAGGTTGGATGTCAACCCAATCCCACCAATCTTGATCAGTCATTGTGCCAAATATGTGCTGCCAGAATTCTTCATCATCGTGTAGCTCACCTTTGAGGCGATCCCAGTGATAGTTGGTAATCTCTACATAATCTAGAATGTTCTGTAGTTTTTGATCATAGGTTCTTTTTGCCATTTCAATATCCTCTATACTCTCTTTGTCTTTTTAAATATTCATATCTGCGGGTCACAGATACATTGCCTAACACCCAGGCTCCTTGGTGATCATCACGAGTCATTACATAGTCTTCACTACCACGACCACGAAACTGCCATAATCCTGCCCAAAGTCTTTGAAAGTCATCAAAGTCTAGCAGCCAAACTTCATTACGAAATCGTGCCTGCGCTTGTGCCCTCAACCAGGCTATGTTCTGTTGATGCGGTATTTCTCCCTGTACTTTCCAGGTGTGTGGTCTAATTCCTGTTCTTGGCATAGTGTTATTTATTCTGGTGCCTAAATAATCATTCATTTCCTGGAGCACATTCATTCACGGTATCAGTGATCCATTGCATTATTTCTTTGTGCCGTGCTTCTGTGCAATGAATCCAACCCTGTTCTTGTTTAGGATTCCAATGCAATCGTTCTGGTCCCCAACCACCATCGTACAGTATTTCATCGCTGTGCCGTATTTTGGTAAACATTTCGTGGCGAGAATCTGCTGCCTGCCACTCAGTGATGTAATCATAGGGCTTTAGTTCGCTGTGTTCATACCAACCCATTACGGGTCGCCATTCTAGTTCAATTCTTTGTGTAGCCAACTCGTGCACCTTGATTATTGTATATGTAGGTCTTGCTCCCACCTGCTCCACAGAAGCTGGGATAGCGGCCGCCATTGTTTTGGCTTTGACAAGGGTCCTGTGTGTTTAGATAGTGAGCATACATTTCAAAGGGTGTGGCACAACCACTTAGACCTACTGCTACTAAAAGTATTAGAATTCGCATTGCCATTATCCTTAAAGGTCCCCCGTTTCGCGGACCACTACGGGGGGAAGTGGTAGAACAAGGGTGAGACCCCCAGTCCGCTGTCACAACTGGAGTCACTCAGTTGATGTTAATGATCACTGCAACCACAACCTTCTGGACCCACTGCCGCTACTAATACTTCAAGTTCTTCTTGATGATTGCACCATCTTGCGGCCCATACTGCGGCATCGTATTCTGTGGGGAACAGCTCTGACTCTGCTTCGTGTCCGCAACAGAAACAGTAGACCACATAGTCTTGTTCTGTTAGACGCTGAAACCATTGAGCTGTTCTTGAACCGTTGACTTGCTCATTTACAAATAATCTATCACCCATAATGTTTTTCCCTGTGATTGAGCTCTTCTTGCTCTCTTTGGGCACGACGAAGTTCTCTAATCTTATTTATTGTTGCCTGTTTTTTCAATTCGTGCTTGCGGGCTTCTTGCTCATTTAGGCGACGAATCTGTTCCATCAGTGTTTCTTGTGTGTTCATTCTGCGGCCTCCAATATCTCTTTAGAATATTTTTCTAATAGTTTAGGTGTAAGTTTGCGGACAGCGTAAGCATAGTCTGGGCTATCCCACCAGCCATCTATTTTCAGTTGTTTTATGGCGGCTGTTTTAGTTGGATGTAGATAAACTGCTTTAATTTCGCTTGTGGTATATTCACGAATCACTGTGATAACTTTCATTCTGCAGCCTCTAAATGTTCTTTTACTAAATCTTCAGCATTGAAGCCCCAACCATCTTCGTCTTCAATACAACACAACTCTTCAATCTCTTCGTATTCTTTAACGAGATATTGGGCAAGTTCTTTAAGGGTGTCAAATTTAACGGTTTCCCTACGCTGGTGAGACTCGCCGTAAATAATATAATACATTTTGCTGTCTTTCTGTATGTGTTATAGACAGCACACTATTGCGCTGTCTATGTATTATTATAGCGTATGCTGTATTTATTGTCAATGACAAAAACATCCAATTTAGCGTTTGCCCAATATGTTGTTCTTGTGACAGCGCACTGATATTTGGGCATTATACCAATCTGCAGATTCCAAAACGCCATTGTAGAACTGCTCTTTGGCTTCCCAATATGAACACTCTGCTTTGGAGTAACACAAGCGAATGATCTCTCGTGAGAACTGATCTTTGCCCTGTAGCTCAATGTCTTTGGCAAGAGCATCACTTGATCCGTAATATGTCAACCAATCACTATCCACATATGAACGAATCTTTTTCTTTACTCGTTTACCATTTTTCTGTGTGTGCATCTTATATCGTGTTTTGGCAAACTTGGCTAACTTCTTACCAATATACTTTTTGTCATTTATCAAGTTCGTAATCAGATACACAAAGCCAACTACATCATCAGGAAGTTCAGTAATCTCTTTATTATTGTAAATCCACATATCACTTATTCCTTACTATTAAAGATGTCTTACAGACATCAACTCATTTCGCTTCCGCTCACTCGTATGTCGCTTCGCTTCGTTCAGAAACACATAATGATCTATTGAGATACTTTATGTAGATTGTTTCAGTCAGACGGAACCGTTTTCAGCGGCACCGTCTATCTTTATGTGAGTTGCCCCAGCCAAGACTTATGGAAGCAGGTGTTTTCATCACTGTATGCTAAAGGACTCTGTGCTTTTCCTTACCTGCCACGATATGCGTTACCGCACTCTAGACCTCGTTCCTAGTGTCTAGATGTTTATAGCCAGTGTGTTCGTATGCTAACATTCATACTATATCAATGCGTTGGTTATCTTTGCTTTCAACCTCAAACCCACTTCCAATTTTTCAGGATAGTTGCCGTAGCAACGGGGGTGCCTCAATATGTCTCGTGCCCAGTTATTCCCTGGTTTTTCCACAGCCCTATTACAATCTGGCGGGCCAACCTTGTGTGTTAGATGATAGTGCCTAAAATGATTTGGATTGCCAATGATGCCTAAGTGTTTTGCCTGTCACAAGTATTTATATAAGAGACAAAATATCAGAATTAAATGTGGTAAAAGACGAAACCCAATCATTGCGACTGGGTTTCTAACAGGGCTCGTTTCTAATGGCAATAAGAAACTACTTTTTGATTTAGTGACAGCCAAACCATCCCTTAGGATTAACGGATATTTGTCCCTGCTAATAATATTTATTCCGCCTGTGTGTTTTCACAATGAATTGTGATTATTTCTTTATCACTTTCAAATGACACTTGATGTCCAGTCTTAAGTGTGCTGTAATGATTTGAAGCATTGTTGTCTGGTACGGTATATTTGCCAGTGTCTTTGTTAAGATATCGTTGACAGGTCACACATCGTTTACGCCAATGCAGGCCTAGTGCTCTTGATGGATATATTTTGGCAGTGACTTGTCTGCCATTGGGGCAGTGTTTACCGCAGTCTTCGCAGTTAGTGGCACAGGGTTTAAGTTTGACCAATATGGGTACCACTGTGGGATTGACACCATCAACAAGCTGCACTGCCATTTCTGGCTCTTCACCTTCCACAATGGGTTTGAATTTACCCTTGGCCATTTTACGGCTTTGTTTAATTTGAGTGTCGCTGACCTTTTCAAATCGCCATTCTGCCACTTCACTGAGGATTTTTTTAAATTCTTTGTCGTCCATCCCATACTTACCTGAGACTGGTTGCGAACTCCACTAGAATTGGAAGGAATGTTGCACCACAAAGAATAATCAATATGGCCCAAATGCGATTGTCTATCTTGTCTACTTTGGTTTCAACACGATCAATGTCTTCTGCCATATGAGCAAGATGATTTTCTTTGATGGTTTTGATTTCTTGGGCAAGTTCTTTGATAGTCATTATGCTGACCTCGCTAGAACTTTGACACGGAAGTTTCTACGATCAATTAGTCCATTGGTTGTGGTCACTTGGCAGGTCACAGTATAGGTCTTGCCTTCCTGTCCGTTGCTTAGTTCCACAAAGGTCTTGGTGCCTACACGATTTTGACTTACCTTGATCAGAGGGTCTGGGTCATTGGCACGAGCGGTAATAGTATATGACACAGCACTTAGACTGTCACCTACTGGAAGCCATTCGCTCCACTCAAAGGTATAGACTAATTGTGCTTCTGTGTCCTTCTGGATTGTTAGTCCCTGGATGGTTTGAAAAAATCCTGTTGTAGCCATATTATGTGCTCCTTATATTATATATTCTTGTTTCTTGATCAACGGGGAATACTCTTGTTTCCGCTGTGATATTGTATGTCCAGTTCTCGTTGGGTATCACATACAGAATATCATTGTAAACTGGTACTTCGTCTGGTACAATGTAAACATAATCCTCACGAGCTATGGTGTAGACAAATTGGGTTAGACTGGCCGCATCAATTTCACGAACAGCAGCCACAAAGGTCATTGCAGAACTAATCACCGCTGAGAATTGAACTATCTTGGTCGCATTTGCCTGGATAGTGGCTTGAGCCTGTAGTGCGGCCTGTCCGCGGTGTATTTTAACTGCATTTACAATCAGTGCAGTAGATACAGCCAAGTTAGCACTAAATGCACGGAACTTGTCAGCACTTGCAGTTAAGTTAACTACTGATGTTGCAGTGACAGCAATTCCTGCAATTTTATCAACATTAGCGTCTAATGTAGCAAAGCCATTGGCAACAATATCAGCACCTTCAATGTGACTGATAACGCAGCTTACACTGGCAACAGCAGTTTGACTACTTGATGCACTGGCAGTTCTGTTTACAGCCGCTGATAGTGTTGCTTCACTGGCAATTGTAGAACTTAATTGAACAACTTCATTAACAGCCGCAATGACTGTGAAGTTTGAACTAATACTGCTATCAACACCTCTCAATCTCAATGCAGATGCAGTTTGTGTGAATACTGCACTTTGATCGCTTTCAGCAAACTTACCAGCAAGAGCATCAGCAGTTAGTGTTGCAACACTATTGATCTCAACATTAATACTTCTGACGCGATTGTCTATTGTGGCAGACTGTGCAAATGCACTTGATTGATTTGAGATTGCTCTACGAATTATATTAGCACTAACCGCTATTGCAGATTCGCTTGATACTGCAGAATCAAAGCCGTTTATCTTTATAGCGATACTAGTTAATGCAAATTCACTAGAAACAATAACAGCGTTATTGCCAGTCTTGATGGCTGCGGCTGCAACTGTAAATTGACTGGCTTGCGTTGAACTAGCCTGTTTTATTCTGCCAATGCTGGCTGATTGTGTTGTATTGACCTGTAGAATAACGCCAAAGCCGCGTACTCTACCGTTTTCCACACCTAAAACAATTTCACTACTTAGATCCGCAGAAAGTTCTTTGTCAACGGTTATTTCAGCAGTTAGTGTTGAAACAATATTAGCATTTACAAAGAATTTAGCAACCTTGACCACTGCCGTTAGCTGACTGGCAAGGGCTTCAGTGTTTATTACTGCCCTAGCAGTCTTAATGGCTGATATTTCAAGAACTTCGTAGTAGCCAGTTTCTAAATAGTCTGCTAAAATATATGGTCTAGAAGTAGAAAATTCACTGACTAATTGGGCACTGGCTACTTTAATTTTTTCTGCTGTCGCTGATAAACTAGAAACTAAAGTTAAGGTGCTATCAGCAAATCTAACTCTTTGACCTTGTGTTGATGTAGCGGCTTCTGATGATATTGTGCTAGAACCAACAGCAGTTTTTACTGCATCTACTGATTGTGTAAATGCAGAATTAATATCACTGGCAGCAAATCTAACTCTTAGAATATTAGCAGTGGATGTAAATGCACTTGATTGGGTTGATACTGCACTTCTTGTTACTACGCCATCAGCAGATAGTGTGCTATTGCTAAAGGCCACAAGGTCAGCACCTTCAATGTGACTAATTGTGCCTGTAAAAGTAGCCTGAGAGTCAAGAGCAGAAACTATGTTTGCTGTCTTAACAGCCTCTGTGGATTGTGTGAATACTGCGTCTTGATTACTTATAAGACCTCTTGTTCTTGCAACATCTGCTGACTGTGTAAACGCACTGTCTAAAGCGGCACTACTTGATTGTATTCTTAATATGGTTGCAGAAGTTGACGCCGCACTAGATATGACAGCAGATGCCTCAATAAATCTTATTTTATCAACTGTGGCTGTAATAGTGGCCGCAGTAGATATGGCGGCTTCAGCAACCTGTTGAATGCCTATGTCATCGCGATAGTCAATGTCATAATGGAATAAGGCTCTGGTATACTCGCTGTCAGCGTTCCAACGACGATTAGTTGGTACTGTGATTGATGTTTGTGTAGGAGCAAAACCACTGGCGTTATTTGTACCTTGTGGGCCAGTGATAATTCTTAATTCATCAATTTTAAAACTAGTATTGTATTGACCATCTGGGCCAACTCTTAAGAAATAATTGCTAAAACCTGCTTGACCATTAATGTGGGCAGTGTTAAAAGCTACTCTATTACCGTCCAGCCAAATAGCGTTGCCAGGATTATCTCCATTGGCGTAGCCCTGTGTAGCAATGGCAATATGATGCCAAGTGTTCACGGTAATGTTAATATCAAATACTTGAAAAGTAACTCCTCCAAGCATTGCTATTCCGCCAGTGGCTCCAGTTTTTACTGTAACATACCAAACATAATTTGGGTAGGAGAAGCTAGTAGAACTATATAAACCTACAATAGGTACAAAATTTTGTGTTATACCACCAGAATAGAACCAAAACTCAACTACTCTATCATTGTAAGCACCACCAAAACTAGTGGCCATTGAAGGAGTAGCGTGATAATCAACATAGCCTAGATTGGCTCCAGTAAATGTTGTGCCAGTGCCTGATGTAATTGACAAACTACCAGTACCAAACTTCTTGATGCTGGTATCTATTAGTCTTTTACTTGCGTCTGATGATAATCTCTTGATGTCTAAAGGTCTATCACGATACACCACAGTGGCCACAGCACTTAGTGTCTGTGTTATTCTTGCTGTTCTATTAACCAGTGCTGTTTGTGTAAACTGACTGGATAGATTTAGTATAATACCTGGATTGCGTCTTACATCTGCAACAACTGTGGTGCTGACAGATTGTGTTGACGCTATCTGTTTGATTCTTGTAGCAGTGGCTGTTAATTCAGCATTGCTAAATGCCACAAGGTCAGCACCTTCAATATGACTGATAGTGGCAGTGAACACAAACTGAGATGTTAGAGCACTTGATTGATCTCTTGTTCTATCGTCAATTGCTGCCGCCAATGAAAAAGCCGCTGATTGACTTGATGCATAATCGCGGCTTCTGACTGTGTTAGCAGTAAAAGAGAACTCCGCCGCTTCTTCACTGGCTGTGTTTCTAGTTCTAACAAAGTCAACAGCCACACTAAAGGCCGCACTGGCTGTTATATTATTATCACGAATTCTACGAACCGCTGCCTCTAACTGTGCGTTGCTGAATGCAAATAGGTCAGCACCTTCAATGTGACTGATTATTGCTGTTTGTGTAAATGCAGCTGTGATTGCGGATTGACCACTGGCTATAACATTTACACTAACACTGGTAGTGGTAATTGTAGTAAAAGTACCAACACCAAAAACAGCATCTCCTACTTTGGTCAGTAGTGCTGTTAAACTGTATTCACCATTGATCGCATTACCTTCAAAAACAAAATAATCAACAGGTAGATAGCCTTCAACAAAGTAAGGTGTAAGACCAGCAGAGGCTTCTTTGACTACGGTTACATAGCCAGCTACAAGATAACCTTCTTCAAAGTAAAACTGATCCACTTTAGATCCTTAAGTTGGAGTGTAAGGTGCTATACCGTTGTCATCAAAGAACACGGTTGAACCATTGGTTCCATTGTTGTGTAATAACAATAGGGTATTTGCATCATTCTGGAATGGTGCAGTAGGAATGGTGTAAGTTGTTCCAGTGTATCTTACTATATTACTAATTCTAATTTCATTTGAATAACTGTTAGAATATGCACCTGCATCCTGCCAAAGACCGTCAGCAATACCGTTTGAATGTCCAATTCTTAATCCTGCATTGCTTGCTTTCAGAGTAGCAGGCAAATTACTAGCAGAATACACTCTATTTCCGTTTGAATACATTGTCAATGTAGTGCCAGTTCTACAAACGGCAATATGGTTCCAGGCATTTAGAGTAAAGGCATTGTCACTGCTGAATCTTACATCAATGCCTGGGGTACCTGCTGATGTGTTATTACAGAATAATATTCTACCTGTGCTCCAATGTGAAACTTGCCATCCATTGTTTGTTCCGTTCTGTAAATTGGTAACAAAATTACCAGTAGAACTTATTGGATATAACCAGGCTTCAACTGTAAAATCTTCTGTGGTAAATGCAGTATTAGATGCATCAGGTGATGTTAAAAATTGATTTGTTCCATTGACATACAAACTGGAGCCACCAAACTTTGATTGAGTGGTTGATACTGCGGCACTGCCGTTAGAAATAACGCCCTGCTGTCTTCTTGTGCCATTGTCATCACGGAATACTGTGCTACTGTTAGTGCCATCAAAGTGACATAACAACAAGGTGTTGGCATCATTGACAAATGGCGTAGTGCTGGGTGTAAAGTTGGCAGTGTATCTTGCAGAATTACTAATGCGGAATTCATCCATAAAGCCATCAACACCACTACCACTACTTTGGCCTATGTATAAAGGTGTAGCAGCCAAATAATTATTTGTGTCTGTATAGGTGCTGCCTGTCTGTGTGCCGTTAACAAACAATTTTGTTGATGAACCTGATCTTGACAATGCTATGTGATACCAGGTATTGGTAGATAAGGTGCTACCAGTAATCCTAGTGGTTGCTCCCACATCCATTGTTAGTGTGCCATTAAGAGTATAAACTATTGGAGAGATCTGACTGGTATTTCCGCCTCTCAAATCCCAATGTATATCATAACTTGACAGTGAGGTAGGTCTAATCCAATATTCAACTGTGAAGTCTGTTGTGCCAAATGCAAAACTGCTTGGGGTATTCACACTGGATGAACCATTCAGACTTAAACTTGATCCACCAAAATAACTTTGTGTAGTAGAAATTGCCGCAGTATTTTGTTGGCTCAATCCGTGGGGACTGCGACCACTTACATCGTCTGTTACGATGAGAGAAGCATCAGCACCATCTGCGTGAACTAACAATACTGTATTGGCATCATTTTCAAATGTTGTTGCAGGTGCTGTAAAGTTGGCAGCATAACGAGCTACCTTTGAGATACGAACTTCATCTATGTAACCATCCCAGTTATAACTGGCGGCTATTCCACCAATGTAGATTGCACCATTACCACCAAATGTGCCTGTAACTCCAGTGACTGCTGTTCCGCCTACACCGTCCTTATACATTGTTAGTGTAGTTCCATTACGGACAACTGCTAAATGAGTCCAAGTGTTGGCAGATATTGTTCCAGTGTATGTTGGATAATAACTGGTGCCTGCAGTATTTTGCCAAGCACTATAACCTGCTTGATCAGTGCCTACTTCAACCCACCATATTCCTAGTCCTGTACCACTGCTTCTATTACCAATAGGAACCCTAATTGCACCTGTTGATGCTAATCTCACCCAAAGTTCAACAGTAAAATTGCCAGTGAATGTAAAATCATTACTGGCTGAAGAAATAAAATGATCTCCTGTACCATCAAACAACATTGAACTCTGTCCAAACTTTTCTTGTGCGGTACTTAATTGTGCATTACCCACTGCGGTAAATGTCTTGGCAGTTCTCGTAGTTGTGGCACCGTTGTCATCTTCAAAGAATGTGGTGGCATTGGTACCGTTGGCGTGTATCAATAGCAGGGTGTTGTCATCGTTGACAAATGGCACGGTGCTTGGGGTAAAGGCTGCGGTATAACGGGCAGAGTTTGAAATGCGAACTTCATCAACATAGCCATTTAATGCATTAAATGAAGTATTCCAACTGGCAATGCCAATACTGACCACAGTGGCAGGATAGTTATTAGTATCTGTATAATTGCTACCTATTTGAGTTCCATCTCTAAACAGTTTGGTAACACCACTGCTACGACTTAGGGCAATGTGATACCAAGTGTTGGCTGATAAAGTATTTCCTGTTATAGCCGTTGCACCGTTTACATAATAATAGATTACTCCATCACTGCCACAATAGACCACAGGTTTGACTTCTGTTCCACCTGAGGCACGCAGATCAAACAGGGCTGGCCCGTTGGTAAAGTTGGTGAAACGGAACCAACCTTCAAGAGTAAAATCACCTGTGCCAAATCCAAAATCACTGTTAGATGCTACAAACAAATAGTCACCAGTACCATCAAATAAAGCACTTGCTCCACCAAATTTACTTTGTGCGGTTGATACTTGTGCATTGCCAACGGCAATGATGCCTTTCTTTGAACGCAAGATTGTTACCACTGCTGCCACAGTGGCAAAATTAGCACCAACCATTGAACATAGGATACTCATTATGTAATGTTTCCTGTTAGGATGGCCACGGTTGAACTTATGAATAAGATATTGCAAACACCGCGTGTGGCTAAACTTACTGAAGTCTTATTGGTGTTAGTGCCTGCAATGTAAGCATTGGTTGTACTCAATGTAATTGTAATTGCGGCTGTGTGGTTATTGTAAACTACCACAACATCGCCTGCGGCAAATGTTGAGTTGGGAACAGTAATTGATCCACCACTTGCCACCTGCACAAATTCAGCACGGTCTGATGTCTGTAGAGTGTATGAACTGGATTTTTCAGCACCTGCTGAAGGTATGCTTCTAAAGCCTACACCGTTAGTGCCATCTGCTGTGCAATTTGACAAATTACCACTTGTTGGTGTGCCTAACAATGGTGTTGTGAATGTTGGTGAAGTGGCAAATACCAATGCACCTGTGCCTGTTTCGTCAGTTACTGCGGCAATAAGATTAGCAGAACTTGGTGTGCCTAAGAATGTAGCAACGCCTGTACCTAAACCACTTACACCTGTGCCAATTGGCAATCCAGTAGCGTTGGTTAATGTGGCTGAACTTGGTGTGCCTAGAGCACCACCACTTACTAATGGAGTAGTACCGCTTGATGCGGCTGTGATGCGACCTTGTTGATCTACTGTAATGCTTGCGTAAGTATAGGCAGCGGGGGTAACTGCTGTGTTAGCAATTGAAATAGCACCACTAGAGATGCTGATGCCTGTTGATTGTGAAAAACTATCACGGGCTCGCTGTGTGGTAAAATAAAGATTGGTTGAACCTTCTGTGACTGAATCAGTTGAACCTGGGCTTGCTGATATCTCAACATAAGCTGAACCACTCCAACGATAGATCTTGTTGGTGTCTAGTGTGACATAGATCTTTGATGTTTCGCCTGTGACTGGCAATGCGGCTTGATTAGCGGCTTCTACCACATCATCCACATAACTTGGCAGTTGAGCGGATGCCACTTTGCCACCAGCATCCAATCCTGCATAACCATTGTTTTGATTTTTGTTAGCTGAATTCTCTGCTGTGAAGCCTAGACTGGTTTGATAACCGCTTAGGTCTGGACCTGTGATAGTAATTGTGTCAGCGTCTGTTCTAGACACTGTGACATTAGTTGCACCAGCAAATTTAACTGCGTCTGTTGTGCTATCACTACCAACTAGATTTAGGTTAGCACCACCTGTGACAGAACTTGCGTTTTGTGTATATGTAGTATTGGCATCTGTGCCATTGCTTGCGGCTGTTATACGACCTTGTGCATCAACTGTGATGCTAGATAGCGTATAACTACCTGCTGTGACAGCAGTATTGTCTAGATTTAGCGTAACCGTGTCTGTTGCTGATGCTACTGAACTTAATCCAGTACCACCACTAATAGTCAGTGTGTCATTGAGATCTAACACCTGTGGGGTGCCGCTATCGCCAGCAACGGTAACAGTAGCATTCTGTAGGTTGGTAAAGTTTGCATCACCTTCAACGAAAGAGAGTGCTGAGCCTTTGCCTGCTCTGGTTACTATTACTGGCTTGGTCATTTCCTAGATCCTTTAATATTATTAAAAAGGGCACAAGAGCCATTAGCCCAAGTGCCCATAGCATAGACCTATTAGGCTAGGCTGATTGTTAAATTGCCTGAACTTACCTGAAAAGTGTCACCTGAATCTATGGTCTTGCTGGTTGTGACTTGTCCGTAGAATAGCACATTACCACTACCGCGTGTGCCACCATCCATAACTGCAATGTGAGTCACTGTGCCCCAACTTGCTGTTGCAGGATCAAATGTTACAGTTGCGGCTGTTGCTGAACTGGTAGGGTTAGTACCAGTTGCGGCTGCAAATGTTACTTCCTTACGAGCATAGGCTGTGCTACCTGCTGTTGCTACTTCATTAGTTGAAGTTGTGCCTGCTTCTAGATTGGCTGCAGTGGTAGCGGCATCAATGTCGCTCTTGAACAATGCTAGATATAATGTAGTTGGTGCTACATATGGTGCTGTGCCATAACGCAATGTATGGTCTAATAGTTTTGCTTCTAAAAAATTTGAGGCCGCGGACATAATAGTCTCCTTTGTTTTGAATATGTTGTCTGACTAGACAACATAGGGTTGTCTATGGTCAAAATGTTTTTGACATTGTATTTACACAAATCCTCAAAAATCATTGAAAAAAGGTAGAAAAAGATTAGTAATAGCCCCACACCTGTGTTCTGGTGCCTGTGACTGCTGTGCTTGGAGCAACTGTGTTGAATGAAGTAATTGGTTCTAATAATGTTCCGCCTAAGACTGTAAGAGAAATTGCTCTAGTTGAAACGATAGTTATTGAACTTGGATTACCTTGACTTACACTTAGAGTCACTGGAACATTTACTGTAGATTCGCCTGCCAGCGGCAATGGCATATAGGCAGAGCTTGATACAAATATTGATTTCATTTGCCCTGTAGTTCCATCATACACGCCTTCCCAAACTACTGGAGTTAATACATATTGACGAGTAACATCAGTTGGAGGTGCTGATTCATTGTCTAATACTGTGATACTGGTAGATACCGTAGTTCCAGTTGCACAAGGATTGGCACTTGAAGTACCAAATGTTATTGTTAGTCCTTGTGTGCCTTGGTAAACACCATCATCTGTAGTTGAGATAGTTAAGGTAGCTGTGCCACTGCTGGTAGTTACTGTGCCAGTTAGTGCAGGGCTTGACACTTTGCCTGTGGCAGTTCCTGTTATAGTATAAGGAAATGTGGCATTTAGTCCTGCACCAGTTGCGGTCAATGTTACAATTGAACTACCTCCTTCTGTAATGCTGGCATTATTACGGGTTGCTGAAACTAGACCTGATGCAACATTATCATAAATTATTACTGTAGTAGTTAATGTACCAATGGTAATTGTGGCAGTTTCACTGCCTTCTGTTGTGCCATCAGAGGTAGCAGTAAATGTTAGTGCTCCTGCACCATTAGTTACTGTGACATTGCCAGTAAGAGGTATTGAAATATCTCCTGCTGATATACCAGTGATTGTGTAAGGATAGTCTATTGCTGGTATATCAAATAAACAACTGGTACAGGAGTGCCCAACTGTAATAGTCTTTGAGGCACCTTCACATAATGTTCCACCTGCTGAAATAGTTGTTAATAAAGGAGCTCTGGCACTGCCAAGCACTTTGTCTAAATTTTTTGCAGCGTCATCTACTGGTTTTGTCTGTTTACTGTAAATTGGATTACCATTAGCATCCGTGCCAATCTGTTGACGACCAAACAATTTGTTCAATAGACTATTCACAATGCCCAAGCCCACATTGGCAGCCAGCATACGACCAATACTTAAAGCAACCTTGGCATCATCTAGATCCTGTAGAGTTTCGTTGTTTTCTTTAAGTTGAATACCTGTCTTCTTGGTCTTTTCAACTGCAACTAGACCAGCGGTTGAGTAAACATCTGCTGAATATTCTAGAGCAGTAATGTTAATTGTGATGCCTTCTTCATCTACTTCTTCAATGCGAGTTACACGAAACACTTTACTGCTATATCCATACATTGAAGCAGTGACATCAATGAGATCACCTGCTTTTAGCCCCAAGGCTGTGTAGTCAGTGGTAAAAGTTATGATTTTGTTGAGTCTGCTTTGTTTAAGTTCAACGCTGGCAATGTATTGTGCCTGCACAGGATCATTGATAAGATTGCTTTGAATGTTGAGAGTGTTGTCTACTTCATTGGCATATCTATTTTCATTTGGTATTGTAACTTCAACAAAGTCAGTTTGATCTTGTAGTGTTCTATGCGGAAACTCTAGACTGCAACTGTTATAAAGTTCTGACACTCCTGTTTCGCTGACATTGATACTGCCAATGATATTAGAGTTGTTAAAACTCTTGATGCTAGATCCTGTGGTGTTTATAATTACAGCCCACTTGCCTTGACTAATATCAAAGGTTAGAAACGCTCCTGCGGCTGTGCAAAGATCGTTTAGGTTTTGTAGTGCTGTCTTGTCTGTTGAAACAACACCGTTAATGTTTAATGGTTGATATATTGAACTTGGCATTGTTTTTCCTTATTTTGAAGTTATTCTAACGCCAACTATTCCGCTGCCGCCATTAGCGCCATTTTGTGACTTAGCACCGCCGCCACCGCCGCCAGAGCCGCTGTTTGGATTAGCACTTGTAGGATTAGTGCTGGCATTACCACCTCTTCCTGCAATACTGGAATTTGGGTAAGTTCTAGTGTTTCCTTGTCCTAGACCATTTCTTACAGTTTGAGTTGATGTATGACCACCAGCTCCACCAGCGGCATAATATCCAAACATTGAATTTGTTGAATCATCCCAAGTGATGGTGGTAAAATTACCACCAAACCCGCCTCTAACAACAGTACCTCCTGCTGGCGTATCATTAGGAGCCAAGCCAGTCTCATTGGGATTAGAACCATTGCTGGTTGACCCACCTCCACCTCCACCGCCTGCTCTGTCATAATATCCGTTAAAATAACTAAGGCCAGTTAGGAAGCCATTTCCGCTTTGAGGTCTTATATTATTGTAGACAACATTGTCAGCTGTTGTACCACCACTTCCTCCAATTGCAGTATAACCAAAAGCCGTGGTATTTGAACCAGGTACACCATCAGTGGCGCTTGACACAAAAGGTACTCCTGCAATACCACCAGCACCTCCTGATCCAATAATAATACTGTAGGTTTGATTAGTTATGGAAACATTAGATGCTGTTATCACTTGACCAGCACAACCACCAGTACCGCCAAAAGTACCGCCGCCACCACCGCCACCAATTACAACAATTTCAAAATTGCCATATGTTAGATCTTCATAGGTTGGAGTATAATTTTGGCTTGAAGTAAAAATAAAACTTCTTGCATTATTATAACTGGCAGCAGTACCAGTTAATGTTACATTTTGATTTACCTGTTGAACACTGTTCTTTTGTTGAATATATGTGAATGTTCCGTT